TCAACAGGATGGCCGCAATTAGATAGATTGTTGTATGGCGGTTTTAGTAGGGGTGAACTCAACATCTTTGCTGGCGGATCGGGTTCGGGCAAGAGCCTTGTGATGATGAACATTGCGCTGAGTTGGTTGCAGGCCGGACTCAGCGGAGTTTACATCACACTGGAACTGAGTGAAGAACTTACAAGTCTACGTACAGATGCCATGTTGACTGGCACAGGTACCAAAGAAATTCGCAAGGACATTGACACAACCACAATGAAAGTGCGCCTGGTCAGTAAAAAAGCCGGACAGTATCGTGTCAAGGCCCTGCCGGCGCAGAGCACAGTGAACGACATTCGCAGTTACTTGAAAGAAGTGCAGATACAGACCGGGATTCGAGTAGACTTTGTTATGGTAGACTATCTGGACTTGGTCATGCCTGTGAGTGTCAAGGTCAACCCCAATGATCAGTTTATCAAAGACAAATATGTGGCAGAAGAATTGCGTAACTTGGCCAAAGAACTGGGCGTATTACTGGTCACAGCCAGTCAGTTGAATCGTAGTGCTGTTGAAGAAGTGGAATTTGACCATAGCCACATTGCTGGTGGTATTAGTAAGATCAACACAGCAGACAATGTGTTTGGTATCTTTACCAGCAGGCAAATGCGTGAGCGTGGTCGTTATCAAATTCAGTGTATGAAGTCGCGTAGTAGTACCGGTGTTGGACAAAAGATTGATCTTGAATACAACATTGAATCCATGCGTATCACAGATCCTGGACTTGATGCCAACGATTCGGGTGGACCTGCTAAAGTTTCCAGTATCATGAGTCAAATAAAAAGCAAGGTTGCAGAGTCCGCAGAAGAAACTAGTTTTGAGCGTGCTACTGGAACCCCTGCGTGGGAACAGGCTCCCAAGGCCACCGGAGAAGTCAACAGCAATAGACTCAAGAGCATGTTGGCAGGACTCAAGAAAGCAGAATGAGCAATATACATTGCCCCATGATTCATGGCGGTCTACAGATAAACTTAAAAAAAGATCACAATAAGGTTTTTGTAAATCAGTGCTGTCTTCGACCAGACATGATTGAAGTCACTGACGATCTGTGGAACAATCAGCAGTTTACTAAACTTCGAGAAAAGAACAATCAAAATATTTGGGATAGTGCCTGTTGGACTTGTCAAGCAAATGAAAAAGTCAATACACCCAGTCTGCGTACAGGCACGCTTGAACAATTCGGTGTGCAGACCAACTTGTCCGGACCGGTTAGACTTGACCTTATGTTTGATATTGGTTGCAACCTGGCCTGTAGGACATGTGGACCACAGTTAAGCACCTACTGGCAACGACATCTTAAAGAACACAAAATAGCATTTACCGCACCTCGTCCTGTTAGTCGTGTGGATGACATGATTGATTTATTAAGAACACTAGATCTTTCAAACCTTGGGTTAGTTGTTTTTTGTGGTGGCGAAACTCTACTGGGCAACAGCTACTGGCAAGTTGCCGAAGAACTAGCAAGACTTGTGCCCAACGCCAAGGAAAAACTAACAGTTAGTTTTCAAACCAATGGCACACAAACTATTGATAAAGAATATTACAGTATTATTGAAAAGTTTCATTTGGTTAAACTACACATTAGTCTTGACGGCATTAAAGAAAGATTTAACTATTTGCGTTGGCCCGCCGATTGGAATCAAGTAACCAACAACGTATTGCAATCGAATCAAAACTTACCAGTTAATGTTATGTTTTTAATAGAAGAAACAGTTAGTATTTTTAATTTGTATTATCAACAGGAATTGGCCACCTGGATTGAGCAGAACTTTAAAATCAATAGATTGGGTGATGCTGTAAATCACACTAGACACATGGCAGAAGGCATATTTGGAATACATAATCTATCCAACGAGTATATTAGATCAATTGATTCAAATTTTAAAAAGATGCTTAGACCGGAATTTAACGAAAGTTCCAGAGGTATAAAGAAAATGCTAGAAGAAATACACAAGTTTGATACACTAAGGAATCAAGACTGGACCAAGGTATTTCCCGAAGTTGCAGAGTTTTACAGTAAGTTTGCTATATCAGGCAAGTATATTTAATGGTAAACTGAAATACTCATAATTAAAACAACAACTAAATATACTAAATTGGAGTAAATCTTGCGTAAACAGACCCGTAGTATTCTGGAAGAGCTAACCAGTATTAGTGTGCAAAGAGACAAGGAAAGCCTTGTTGAAAGCCGTGCTAATAATGTGATTACTAGTGCAATCAATTTGATGAAGTATATCAAGGAAAACTACGATGCTGACACAGCCGACGAGCTTGAACGTAGACTATTAAACAGCATACGCAGTCAAGATCCGGCAAAATTTACCCGTAAAGTACGCGGTATCAGAGAAGCAGCCAAAAAAAATAAAGAGCAGTTATGAAACCCAGCATTATCCTAGAACAACGACTATACGAAACCAAAATGTATTCACGCTTGACAGCAGGTATGGATCCTAAGACTACGGGTTATATGCAGAAGGTGCGTGAGAATTTTACCCTACCATTTATTGCCAGCATTAATAATATTGATATCCTAACAGAAGCGGCAATGACCGCACAGCAGATTCAAAACGCATTTGGATCAGCAGAAAAGATTGCCACAGCTGGCGGAGACAATCGTAGCATGTTGGGCAAGGGCGCAGATGCCGCGGGTGCAGTTGGTGCGGGTGCAGTTGATCTAGCCAAAAAAGGTGCGTCGGGTGTCAAAGAACTTGCCAACAAATTATTGGCACAAAACAAAGACAAACTGGTACAGAGTTTGCCGCCTGCAGATGCAGGTCCTGTTGAGGGATTTGAACAAAAAGCACAAGAACAAATTGCACAGGTACAAGACCCCAAAGCCAAGAAAAGTCTAATGGACTTGGTCAAACAGGCTGCCAAGAATCCTGCGGTACAGACCCTGGTGTTGGCAGGTATTGCTGGCATTGCCACTGTGGTGGCTGGTCCTGCCATTGCTGGACTAGGCCTAGGTATGGCAGCCACAGGTGCTTTAACAGGTACTGTGGTGGGTGGCCTGACAGGTGCTGTTAGAGGACTCATGCAAGGTCAAGGCCTAACAGGTGCATTGAAGCAAGGTGCCATGGGCGCCGGACTTGGCGCCGCAGGCGGTGGTATAGCCGGAGCAGTGGCACAAGGTGCTCAAGCATACATGCAGAATCGGGGTGCAGAAGCACAACAGCAAGCAACAACCGGTGAATTACCAGTGGATGCCCAAGCACAAAATCAAAGTGTTGATATCAAAGCCGCACAAGAATGGATCAATGCCGATCCAGCAGAGCGAGCAAGAATTGAACAAACAACCGGAATGCCCGGTGCACAACTACAGGATATTGCTGTAAGCAATGATTTAAAATCCAGCACGGACTTGGGCGCATTTGATTCGGGGCCGGGCAAAGGCTGGGATGGACAGGCACGAAGCCCTAATCCAATAGTGGGTAAAGATACTTTTCCCGATGGTACACCAATTGAACGATCTGGTGGAAATTCGTCTCCTGGCTATATGAAACAATTTGGTGGCGAACAACCAAACCAAGGTGGTGAAGCTCCCATCAATCCCAATGCTGGACAACAACAAGTTGATTTGAACAAGATGGTTCAAAACAAAGTTGATACAGGAGCTATTCCTGCACCAACCGATACCAGTGCTGCCGCGGCAACTCAGCCGGACACTAATAGATTAACAGGAAAACCATTTGAACCTGCACCAACCTGGGATCAAATGACTCCGGACCAACAGGCCGCAGTTACAGCAAAACAACAACAGCAAGCCGCCGATGATGCCCAAGGTACACAAAATGCACAAAACTATTGGGCCAACAAAGCGGCGGCCCGGGCTAACGGTATCTTATTAAGATCAGGACATAGCCCAGTAGCGGCCATTAACGAATATGTGGACTACGAGCTAACAGCCCGCATGTGGTACATCCGTGAAAGCGTTGGCAAGCCTCGTGGCAACATACACTTGACCGAAGCTGGCATTGGTGACATGTTTAAGAAAGCCGGCAATTGGTTAAAGACCAAGGCCGGTAATGTGACCAACAAGGTCACAGCAGACAAACTGCAACAGGCCTGGAAGAAGGCCGGCAACCCCACAGATTCGGGACAAGTTGCCGGCATCATGGTCAGTGCTGGAGTTCCGCAAGAAACTGTAGACCAAGTGTTTCAAAATCTGGGATTACCTGCAGGTGCCAGCACGGTGACAGCGGCACCAGAAGCACCAGCAAAAGCACCCGGACAAGGTTTATTGGGCAAGGCCGCTGGAGCAATTGGTGGCGCAATTGGTGGAGTCAAAGGAGCCATTGCCGGCACCAAAGATGCATTTGCCAAAGGCCAAGAAACCGGCTTTGATTCAGCTCGTACCAGTCAAGCCGGAGACGCAGTTGGCGCCACAGGCGAAGCCAATCCCTATGCAAAACAAGATGCACAGCCGGGCCAAGATCCACAAGGACAACAACCCAGTTATGGTCAAGGGGCGGCACCGCAAGCATACGGAGTAGCACCTCGCTCAACTCCAAGATCACAAGGACCTGCGGCACCTGGTTCTGCATCCGCCACAGCACAGGGTACCACAGACACCGGCAATGATGTTACCACCTCCGATCGCAGGACAAGTAACTACCAAAAAAGCCTGGATAATATGGGATCTGCCGTCAACACAGGCGGCACAGCGGTTGCAGACACTGTTAACGATTTAAATAGAGCTGTGCAGTCGGGCAAGGGCATGGGCGCCGGTGGACAGAGTCTAGTACGCGGTGCCTACGCACCCGGAGGCGAGGGCGCAGGCCGAGACTCAGTCAAGATCAAAGACGAATATGGCCAAGATCATGCCTACAAAAAAGTTGGAAACAAATGGTACGATACAGAAAACAAAGAAGTACCATCTGCCATAGCGGCCATGTTGGCCAAACAAGCAGAACAGCAAGCGGCCTTGACCAAGGCAAAAACACCTGCACAGCAAACAGCACAAGAACCAGTAGCCACAACGGCTCCTGCCGCCTCGGCCAAAGCGGAGCCAATATCAATTGGTGGTCAGAAATTAGATCCCAAAGATCCAGCCAGTGCCAAGTTAATTGCACAAGTACAACAAGCCCCGGGTGGCACACAACAAGCAGGACAAACAGCGCCTGCAACAGGTGCAACACCTCCCGACCTTGGTACACAAAGCGACGGCAAACCCATCAAACCAGGTCAGAAGTTTGATACAGAAACAGGCAAACCACTGGCGCAACAGCCAGATGCCGCACCTCCGGCAACAACACAGCAAGCACCTGCCAAATTGGATCCACGCGATCTTAACAAAGACGGCACAGTTGATGCAACAGAGAAATCTATTGCTAAAAACCGGGCCAAAACAGGTGCAACACCTCCGGCCGCAACTACAACACCGGCTGGACAGAGCCCAGAAGACATTCGCAAGGCCAAGCAAGCCGATGCCGCAACAGCGGCGCAGGGACAAATGGCTGCTTCTACACAGCAAGCTCAAACAGCCACCAACGATGTGATGAACCGCATGACCAAGCAGTTGGGCACACCACCCGCAGGCGGTCCTGCACAGCCCACACCAGACTTCAGCAAACAAATGACTGGCTATGGCAAGACCACAATCAATGCGCCCACAGGTGTTCCTGCTGTGACCAAACCGGCAGTACCTGTCACTACCAATGCCACTACACAACCGGCACAACCAGAGCCACAAGGTACCACATTGGATTTGGATCAGTTCAGGAAAGACCAAGCCGCTAAAAAAGCACAACAAACTGCTCCAGCAGTACCAGGATTCCAGCAGACCAAACTAAACGGTGGCGGTGTAAAACAACCAGAACCTGTACTTACAGCCGGCATTGACTTTAGTGCCGCATTGTTACGCAAAATGAAAGAACGAGTATGATGTTAACTGAAGGTGGAAACATATTTAAAAATGCCGAGGGTGCTGAACTCACTCGTCGCATTGTTCGTGCTGAAATTCCTACCACCATTGCCTGGCTAGAAAAAATCACTGGATTGGATTTCAGTGAAGAACGGGACGAAGAAGATGTTCCTACCAAATGGCTAGGAAGCACAGGACGCAAAGACGACAGCGGAGACTTGGATCTAGCAGTTGACGACAAGGCCATTACCAAAGAAGTATTGGCAGATGTACTGAGCCGTTGGTGTCAGCAACAAGGTATTCCCCCAGACCAAATACGCAATCGTGCCAAAACAAAACTGGCTCCTGCTTGGAAAGAAGGTTGGATTGAGTTAACTGGTGACTCAGTACACTTTAAAACACCCATCAATGGCAATGCCAAAAATGGATTCGCACAAACAGACTTTATGTTTGGCGATCCCAAGTGGCAAGCATTTGCCATGAAAGGTGCCCGACAAGGCGACCAATACTCTGGCATGAGCAAACAAATTATATTGTCCAGCATAGTTAATGCTGTTGCTCCTGAACTAAAGTGGAGTTACAAACATGGGCTGGTTGACCGTGCCACAAATCAAACTATAGAAGGCGGCCAGGATCCACAGATGTTGAGCCAAGTAACAGGCATTCCGTTAGCCAGTTTAATGTCAGCAGACAAGATCATTGCGGCTGTACAACGGCGTCCCGACTACCAAACCATCATTGCCGCGGCCCGTGAAACCCTGGGCAAGAGTGGCATACAACTTCCAGAATCAGCACCTGCTGCCGGTTCGGCCCACTGGTTCCGGGTGATGGCTGATCGTATATGAAATTAGATTTTTTAGATTACATATTTGAGGCCGGCGAAGGTCCCCGTATTCCCCACCCCGAGGACAGTATCTTTGCAGGTAGTGCGGCCGCCACCAAATCCATTGGTGCCTTAAAAGAAATTATTGCCAACCCCGGCAAAGGCAGTATCAAGTGGGATGGTGGTATTGCCCTGTTCTTTGGTCGCAATCAAGCAGGCCAGTTTGTGTGCGCTGACAAGTACATGCCGGCCAAGGGTGTGTATCCCACCAGCCCCGAAGCCTGGGTGGAGTACGATCGTCAACGCGGTGCAGACCGCAGTGACCTGTACGCCAAGATAGAACTAATTTGGCCAGGACTAGAAGCCGCAGTGGGCTCAACACAAGGCCTGTTCAAAGGCGACTTGATGTGGACTGGAGTATTACAACCCCAAGACGGTCAGTATGTTTTTGGGCCTGTTACAGTACAATATCGGATTCCTGTGGCCAGTGCCCTAGGAAAATTGGTTGCAGGCAAAGTTGGTGGCCTAGTTGTACATCAATTCAATGATGCTCCATGGGATGGCAAATCAGGATTGACCAACGCCGGCAATGTGGCCATATTGACACCCACAGCAGGCATCACATTCACTCTAAAGAATCCTGTTAAGTTATTGTCAGACGCAGAAAAAGCAGTTGCCACACAGGGCAAGTTGGCAGATGATTTCATGGCGGGTCTTGCCGGTACAGTCAAGAGTGCAATACAAACCTACATGAACAAGAAGATTACCAAACAGACCAATGACGAATTGGCCACCTGGTTACAGAGCAATGTCAGTAACAAACAAGTGCAGTTGCTAATAGGTGCCAATAACGATGGCTATTTGATACAAAATGAAGCAGGACTCACGGCTGTTTTTGCTATTTGGAACGCAATTTACCGCCTCAAGGACAACCTGGCTCAACAGCTGGAACCGCAGGTCAAGGGCTTTGAACAGTGGACAGGCGGACAACGAGCTGGCGAGGGATTTGTATTCCCCACTAGTCAAGGCTTGATCAAACTGGTAAATCGCGCAGGTTTTGGTGCGGCGCACTTTAACAAGTAACGGTAACGGATAGTTTTTGTCTAAATGATAAATATTTACATGAGGCTATACGCCCATATATCTTAAAGGAAAAACAAAATGGCAGAATTTACAAGAACAAACGGCGATTCAGCTGGTGTTAACAATGTAGGCGGCGGCCGTGCTTTCGCCAACGCAACCATCATCAACACAGGCATTGGGTCTCCAATCACAGCATACAAAATTGCCGGTATCATCCCAACAGGCGGCGGCGCAGGCAACTTGGCAGCAGAATTAACAACCGGCGGTGCAGTTGAGACAATCTTACGCATCGTTGCTGGTCAGGCATCGATCTTGGCATACCAAACAGACTCTAATCAACAGTTGAGCGTGATTGTTGAGCGTTCAAGTTGGACAGATACGTTCCTGCAAGCCAACATTCGTGCTACTACAGCTGGTGATGGTGCTGGTAACATCGGCAAACTAGCTAACACCTGGGTTGGCGCCGCAACAGTTTCATCAACTGGCGGTATCAAACTAGCCTAATAGTTGTTTTTGGCATAAAGACAAGCCCGCAATGAAGCGGGCTTTTTTTGTCTAAATGATAAATATTTACATGAGGCGAATAGCCCATATATTTTAAAGGAAAAATAAAATGGCAGAATTTACAAGAACAAACGGTTGGGCAGTTGGCGGCGCAGGCGGTGAATTTGTTGGACGCGATATCAAATTCGTAAAATGTGCGGCAACAGGTATACATACCGCTTATGCGGCAGCAGGCAGCAACTTTGAAAAGGCAGTTAATGTGTTGGCCAAGTATTGCACAATTACAGTAGTTGGTACTCCAGCCGCTGATAACTGTGTATTCATGGTTGAAGGTTTGCCAACTAAAGTTGGTGATAGCTCAGCAGACCAAAGTGGTGGTACAGCAATTGCTAGTAAACTAGCAACTGACGCAGATGCAGCCAATGGTTTGACATCTACATGGACTATTTACAGCGGCCTAAGTGGCGCAACTTTTGGTTAATTTTTAATTAACTCAACGAAAAGAGCACAGTTTCGACTGTGCTTTTTTTATGGCCATAAGTAATAGCATGAGCAACCTAGAACACTTTACAATAATTACACTGGTTGATATTACCAGGACTGGTATAACTCGCAACTACACCGGCGAAGAGCATCTTCGTGATCAACAGCGTAACTGGGAAACAGTATTACAGGTGTTAGGTATAAGGGCTCAGCCCACTGTTACTGATGGTCCCATCACAGACACAGTTGAAGAGTTTGTTGTTAAAAATTTGTTTGGGGACATGTACTCAGGCGAACAGCGTATATGGGCTGTGGGGTTTAGCATTGAACATAGAGATGTTTATAAAAAAGATGAAGATCAGTTGGCACTATTAGAAGAAGATTTTAATCAAGTACCGGTGATCACAGGCCTAGATGAAACAGCTAGATTTATACTACCTATATTTTACAGCCACGGTGCTATCAAGAACATTGCATTCAAGCCCGGCTTGCTAAGATAAACATTACCTATATCATTTTAGCACAAACACTAAATACTACATTGATGCTACGGCACCATCAAGGCTCACAATTACGGCTTACTTAGGCACAAAGAAACGCATCGCTCATTTTGAAAGCGAATTTAGAGTATGGCCACCGAGATTGAAAAGAAAAGCCTTGAGGCGCACGTAGAATTATGTGCTGAAAGGTATGAACAATTGGACAAAAGACTTATAGGGGTTGAAACCCGAATGGAAAAAATTGAGGGCCATATGGTGGACATCAAAGAAGCCATTGAACAATCTAATAATGGCCAGAGCAAGCAATTGATTGCCATTGGTACCACCATAATTGGTGTACTGATTACAGCCATAGTTGCTCTAGTTATTCATCTAGCGCAAAAATGAAAATCATTGAAATTGCCGGCGGCAAACTACAGCTTCCTATCACAAACGAAGAAGCAGAAGTGCTGGGAAAATTCACAAATACTCGAGTGTCACGCAGTGAGCTAAACGAGCGCGAAATATACATAGCCAATCAACTAGTCAACAAAGATGTCTTAATTCGAAAAAATACAGATGGCAAAATCACCTACAGCAAAAAAGTCTAAAATCAAACGCCAAGCAGTTAGGCAAGTCAAAATTGAACTGGTCGAGACTGCCGCAGATTTGGCCAGCTCATATGTAAAAAGTTGGGCCAAGACCGAAGTCAACAAACTAATACTTGATAGTGCAAATCCAGTGATTGTACCTATTAAAAATGGACTTCAAGTTAACCTGCACAAGGTAATAAAACACAACAATGCATGTTGGAAACTGTTTAATCGTTACAATGAGCAGATAGCAGAATTCTCTCACAAGAAAAGTGCTGTTCTATACAGCATTCTTTATCAACAGTCAAAATATTCATCAGCTGATACTGTACTACGAACAGATCAAATGCTAAGTAAGTTAGAAGCAGACTTTAATCATTATTCGTATAACATGCATCGAGCAATTGAGCGTAAAAACCATGAAGTCATTGATATTTTGGCCGCTAGATACTATGATACACAACTTCTGCTAAACGAAGCTAGAAATGAATTAGAAAAAACTTTAAGAATGAATAAATACTTAAAAGTTTGGGAAACTGGAAACAACTATGAAACTAAATGATCTGGGCTACAAGCCAACACCACGGAAAATAAACAAAGTTACTGAAAGCCGCTTTGGCTTCAAAATTGACTTTGACAATATGACCTTTAAAAAGGCTTACAGTCTAGCCACTGGTATTACAGAAGGACTAGATACTATTAAGCGTACACATGGTATTCATGTTGCTGAAAAGAATCCTCAGTATATGGAATTGTTGATGGTCCGTGAAGGTATTCACAGTTGGATGGCACAAAACAAGCGCCACTTCATTGTTGAAAGTGAAATGGCCAAGTCAGAAGCAATCCTGGCCGCCAAGAGCATGGTTGATGAAATCCAAGACATGTTGGAAAAGATCAGCAAGATGCAGAACGAGCAGATGCCTGCACTGTTAGACACAATCCGTGATCAAATTAGTTCAGAGAAGGCCGACGGCTTTAAGAACGCAGTCAGCCCAATCCTACAAGACCTATCACAGACATTACAGCAAGGTCGTGAATCAGCAGACAGTGCCGCTCGTGTATTGGCCGGCGAACAAGAAGCTGGTATGGACATGGGTATGGGTGGTGGTATGGGTGGTATGCCTGGCGCACCAGAAGGCGGACTACCTGGTGCAGAAGCACCAATGGGTGGTGAACCAGAAGGTGATGCATTTGGCGCCACTGATGCAGCCGCAGGCGGTGAAGCAGAATTGGGCAGAGAGCGCAGATAATGCGTTTAAATGAATTTGTTTATGATGAGGACATCGTTGAAGACGAGGCAGAAGCCCGCGGAGATATAGACCTTATCACCACTTTGGAATTCCTAAGAAATCAAAGTGCTGGCAAACACCTGGTACCTCGTGTGCGTGTGGACAGTTTGATCAACATGATAAACATGCACAATGGCAACGAAACTTTCAGTAATCCCAGTCTAATGAATGCATTCAAATCCAATGAAGTGGTCAAGAATTTGATTGCAGATATCAAAGATGATGAAAGCACCGGTATCAAATATGTGTACCTACAACCCACAGAATCGGACGATCCAGATCAAATAGATGGATCAGCCGAAGGGGCGAATGTAGTTAAAACTGAACCGGAAAAAGTTGTATCCAGTATGGCTAACAAAGCCATTGCAAATCGTAGTTAATTCCTATATAATGTAAATAACTATATAAGACCGTCAACATTTCTGCCCTGTATGGCGTTGTATATGTACAGTCTTAAAGGAGATAGTTATGAAAAGAATCCTAGTTTTGATTTTAGCATTTGCTAGTGCGTCAGCCATGGCCCAACATGGTTTTAGGCATCATCATCACCATCATGGATATCACTCAGGTCACAATTACAACTGGATTGCTCCTACCATAATCGGTGGCGTAATTGGTTATGAAATTGCACGGAACTATCCTCCTGTAATTGTGCAACAACCTGTTGTAATACAACAGGCGCCGTCCACAGTTTATTATGGACAAAGTCAACAATGTACTGTGTGGACCGAAGTACAAAACTTTGATGGAACCATTACTAGAACAAGGACCTGCTCACAATGAAGCTACGCAAACTAAGAAAAAAGATGTACAAGGCCATCTTTGCACATGATGGTGTCAAAGAGAAACAGGTATGGCTCAAGATTCTTAAAAAGTCTCACAAACATAAACACACGGAAGATGTACAATAATGGCCTATTCAGAAAAAGTGGTTGACCACTACGAAAATCCGCGCAATGTGGGCAAATTTGATGCCAGTGATGCCGATGTTGGCACCGGCATGGTGGGAGCGCCGGCTTGTGGCGATGTAATGAAGTTACAAATAAAGGTAGATGAACATGGTATTATTAGAGATGCTCGTTTCAAGACATATGGATGCGGATCTGCAATCGCTTCCTCTTCGCTCATCACAGAACTTGTCAAAGGCATGTCACTTGATCAAGCGTCAAGTATTAAAAACAGCGACATCGCTGAGGAGTTGGCTCTTCCACCAGTCAAAATACATTGCAGTATCCTGGCCGAATCGGCAATTTACGCAGCCGTTGAAGACTATAAAAAGAAACATAACCTAACATAGAACAAATAACTTTACTAAATAAAGTTATGAATATGTGTAAATGTGGATGTGGCATATCTTTGAGAAAAGATAATAAAACTGGATACCAAAAAGGTCATAAACCGTGTCCTATTTGCGGGACATTAGTAAAGGGTTCCGGTATAGAGTGCTGTTCAAAATCTTGTTCTGCTAAATTGCACTGGCAAAGAAATCCAGATATGGCAGAATCTAGAACTTGGAATGCCGATCGATATGCTACTAGAGAACAGCATAGAGATACTTGGGTTAAAAACTTGTCAAATGCTTGCAAAGGAAGAACTCCTTGGAATAAAGATACACAGGGATTACAAGTTGCATGGAATAAAGGGCTACCTGGTAATTTTAAAGGAAAGATACATAAACCTAGTTATTTCGAGAAAGTTAAAAAAACTAATCTTGAAAGATACGGTACAGAAAATGTTGGACACCTTGCTAAAACTTCTCCGCAAAGCAAAAAAGAAAGACTATTAGAAAATCTCTTACCTGGGTATTATCCAAATAAGCGTATAGGAACATGTAAACCAGATTACTTAAATGAAGAAACAAAACATATCATTGAAGTGTATGGCGACTATTGGCATTGCAACCCAAATTTGTTTAAAGAAGACTTTTATCATTCTCAATTAAAGATGACTGCTAAAGAAAAATGGCAAGCGGACGAAGGTAGGGTCGAGCACCTTGAATCACTTGGTTACACAGTAACGATAGTATGGGAAAGTGATTTACCAGGATTTATTAAAACACTATGATCTCGTTCAGTGACACAGCACAAAACAAAATACAAAAATTAGTCACAGCCAAGGGCTATGCTGGTATCCGCCTTGGAGTAAAAACTACAGGTTGTTCGGGACTTGCGTATGTGCTAGAGTATGTTAAAGAGTATACCCCTGACCCTTATATTATTAATTACGCTCAAAATGATTTTGTAGTATTGGTTGATGTCAAAGACAATGTTTATCTGCAAAACATGACAGTGGACTATGTACGCCAAGGACTCAACGAAGGCTTTGAGTTCTCCAATCCAAACGAACGCGATCGTTGCGGGTGTGGAGAAAGTTTTAGGATATAAATGGCACATATCGTTGCAAATCTACCACCAGTAAAATGTTTTGTTCGTAGAGAATTTCTGTACGACTTTGAAAAAGGTCATGGAGAACTTGAACCTTGCTGGTGGATAACAATAAAATCTCAAAGAAGCCAAGCGTTTAGAATTGAATCGTATTTGAATCAATATGGTGCGCTATATGACAAACTTCCACTACATGCCTACTGTTGGAAACCTATAGAAGGTGACCCATATCCGTTAGATTTTTTACAATTATGGAACAGCATGTCCTATGATATCACTGTGATTAAAAAAGCAATGATAGCAAATATGAGATGTAAAATCAAAATGAAAGATGGCTCCTGGTTGGAAGGTGAATATCTTTTTACAGTGGACTCTTCACATCCAGATTTTAACATTCTTGATTGTGGGCACAGTGAAGATGTTGAGGATCATAAAAGTTTTAACTTTATAAAATGTGACAATGGGCAATTTGCCGCACAGCCAAATAATCGTATTGTTATATTGGAACCAGCAAGTAATCCCAAAGAAATGAAGATACCAGATTTTAATGTTGCCACTACTAGATGGAATGTTGAAATAGATCCAAAATGGGACTACGGCCTACCAGAAAACAAATGGCGCATGAACGAGTAATAAGACAGGAAAAGTTTTAGAATATGATAGTTTACAGTGACAGTGAAATCATTGATTTAGAATGGCTTCCCAACATTGAATTTAATCAAGCGTATACATTATGTCATAGCTTTGACGAATATGTGGCCAGCACAGATCCTGTGAAGATTGCTTTTACCACCCATCGACTACATTGCGACTATGATGGTAACTGTACTGCTTATCAAGGCTTTGAAGATAAAATACGCCAATTGAGTAGCCATAGCCAATTGGTATTTACTTTTGAAAGTGAATTACACAACTTCCATTGGCGTATATGGGAATTGTGTCATAGTGATAATGTGTACTGGGTTGTACCAGGAGCAGTAAATGATAGAGAAGACATCAATAGTCACATTGTTTATTGGGGTGATTGGTTTAAAACCACCAGTGAAGTATACAAGACTTTGCCGCAAAAACTAGCAGAAATAAAACCTTACATAGCTAAACCACGCAGGTTTGATGCATTGCTGGGTGTGTTAAAGCCACATAGAGATTTTGTGTATAACGCTGTCAAGTCTAATAACTTAGAAGATAAGTTTGTAATGACTTATGGTGGCGCCTGGAACGACAACTCTTTTTACGCAGACCAGTACTTTGCTTGGGAACCAGACTGTGTACCAGTGGGGAAGATTATTGGAACTGCTGACTTTGTTGACTACTGTGGATTACGCACAGGATTAAGTCGAGTTATTCCCATACAGGTGTTTAACGACACTTACTTTAGTGTTGTTGCAGAAACTGATCATGACAATACACTGAGTTTCTTTAGTGAAAAAACTGCCAAGCCCTTGATAGCACGACGATTGTTTGTGGCATTCACTGGTTATAATTTTTTACACAACCTCAGACAATATGGTTTTCAAACTTTCAGTGATGTCATTGACGAAAGTTATGACCTAGAGATCAATGACGAAAAACGCTACACAATGGCATTTGAACAAGTTAAATATTTGTGTAGCACAGACCCTGATATAATTGTTGAAAAGATAAAGCCTGTGCTAGAACATAACCACAGACTCATCATGGAAACTGATTGGACACGGTACGGTGCAAATCAAATACAAGACATAATTAAATCAGCCCAGCTTTGATGTGTTGCTGTGCCGGGGTGGAATCCGTCGGGCATAAAATCATTTGTTTCTTTTGCCATTTCATAAATGCCATCTTTATTGGTATTTGTAAATATCCATTGGGTAAAATCAATCTCGTTGACTAAGTATCTCAACTCAGGAAACCGATCAACACCAAAGTCTCCATTGGGGCTAATATTACCACCAGTTCCCCAGTAGTTTACATAACTCATGAAACGATAAGGAATGCTCTTGGCTTTTAAGAAGTTTTGTAATTTTACAATTTCTGTCAAGTTGATATGTGCCAGACTAAGTTCACTTGACACTTTGTACATTTCATAAAACATTTTATGTGCCACTGGATGTTTGAACCAGGTGCCCATTTGTCCACCACTGAAGATCCAACCCAATTTGTTACCGGGGAGCCTGCGGTAGAAACCATAGCTGTCAAACAGACTGTCCCAGGCAGAGTCTTCTAAACTGGTTAAGTAATCAAGTCTGCTGACCCCACTCCACATGACCAATACCATGTCTGGCGTCTCTTCCAGTACTTCTCGTATGACACTGTCGCAAATATATTGATTGCCCGCGGCTGCCTCGGCCACCGTTTTGACTTGATGTCCCTGTATGTACGCAGGCCAACAAATATTTTTGCCTCCGGGTTGATCGGGCCATTGACTAAAACTACACCCACTTATTAGTATATTCATGCTGATATTTATTGACTAAGTACGAAGTAGATGTTATAATACAAATTATGATCAAATCACCTTACAACTATACTCCAATATCAAGAACAACCATTGATGGCAAACGACACTACTGTTTGCCCGATGGTAGTGCAGTACCCAGTGTTACCACCATCTTAGATCGAACCAAAAGCGAAGAGTCAAGACAAGCACTACAAAAATGGCGCGACGCCATTGGGCATGATAGAGCACAGGCCATTACCACAGAAGCTGCCAACCGCGGAACTAGAATGCATAGTTATCTTGAATCATTTATACTCAATGATGATATGAAACCCTTGCCTACAAATCCATTTGCACACGCAAGTTGGTACATGGCCGCTGAAGTCATACTAAACGGATTGTGTCATGTGGATGAATTCTGGGGCAATGAAGTTCCTGTGTATTATAGTGGGTTATATGCCGGCACTACAGACTGTGTGGGTGTGTGGAAGGGTCGGCCTGCTATCATGGACTTTAAACAAAGCAACAAAGTTAAAAAGCGTGAATATATTGATGATTATTTTGTACAGTTGGCGGCCTATGCACAGGCACACAATGCCACACACAGCAC